CAGGAAAGGCGTACTCAGCATGAGTGAGTCAAACGTAGTTACCATTGCAGGTAAAGAGTACGAAGAGTCAAACCTTGACGATCAGCAGATGTATTTGATTAACCAGATACGCGATCTGCAAGCCAAGGCGGCGTCTCTTCGTTTCCAGCTTGACCAAGTACAAGCCGCGCAAGATGTCTTTACAAATGGTCTTATCGCATCAGTAGAAGAAAGCGATGAAGACGAAGTAGAAAAGTCTGCGGTTAATTGAGGTCTAAAAATGGCTACAAGAAATTTATCTGAGGCACACAGTAGAATAGATAGTTTAGAACCTCGCGTTACTAGACTAGAAACTGAAAATAATATTCAGTTTAAAGAAATATTCTACAGACTAAAACGCCTTGAAACATTTCTTGTAGCCGGTTTAGGCGCAATAATTGCGATGTTAGTTACTGTGCTTATTAAAATGGGCTAGTAATTACGAACCTGTACAAATAATAACAAGCTATGCTATAATAACACTCCGCCCTAGCGCTGCGAATACTATATCTATATGTGTGAGGGTGTGCCGTGATTGCAGAAACTTTAGCAGGAATTGCGCTCGTAAAAAGTGCTGTAGACGGAATAAAATCTGTTATCAACACAGCAAATGACGTTAGCGAAATAGCCGGATACATAGACCAGCTTTTTGAAGGTGAAAAGCAGGTACAAAAAGACCGTGCTAAAAATTCAGGACATGGTATCGGAGATCAGTTTGGCGTAAGTAACATTGCGTCAGAAGTTATAGACGCACGTCTCGCGCAAGAAAAAATGCAAGAAATGCGCAATCTTATAGATTTACGTTTCGGTCCCGGAACATGGCAGTCTATTATTGAGGAGAGAGCGCGTAGAATACAGGCGGCTAAAGAAGCTGCAGCTATAGCGCGTAGGAAAAAAATTGAAGAAGCTAGAGAGTTTGAGGAAGCGATTAAAAACTTCCTTCTTGGGGCAACAATTGTTTGTGTTTCTCTTGGGCTATTTGTGTTTCTATTTATGGTGGTACTGTAATGGCACAGAAAAAATTTGAAAAAGACACTGGTTACGCAGAATACGATTTGGATGGTGACGGTATTATTACTGATGATGAACTAGCGCACGCTAAAGAAATCAAGAAAGAACAAGCTGAGTTACGTAAATTGCTCGCGCAACGGCGTATGGCTACAGCTACCCTGATATCAATGGGTGCGTTTACTTTAGCTATGTTTTTTGTAAGCATAGAACGTGTAGAAGCGTTAGGAGATATCAGTAACTTGTTTTACTTAGCAGGTGCTGGTATTGTTGGCGCTTACATGGGTACATCTGTATGGATGAGTAAAAAGTGATAGATTGATATGTTTCAAGCCCTTGTCCTTGCATGTATGGTTTTTCAACCTACTGAATGTTGGCAGCTAGAAGATCAACGAGGGCCGTATAGTTCTTATGAAAAATGCGAAGCTAGGGCTATGGAAATGGCTAGAAGCGTCTACATACACATGAAAGGCTATAAGCCAATATCGTGGAAATGTCAGGCTTTGCCGAAAGGGAGACTAAGCACATGATGAGTTTACTTGGAAGTTTGTTGGGTTTTGGCACAAGTTTTCTACCGGAAGTGCTAAACTTTTTTAAGGCAGGGCAAGAACATAAGCAGAAACTAGAAACCATGAAAATGGAAGCAGAGCTTATGGAGAAACGCTCCGCATTGAAGCTACAGGAGCTGGACAAACAAGCTGATATCGCTGAGACAAAAGGGATATATGAGCATGATAGAAGTATTGACGCTGGCGGATTTGTCAACGCTCTTCGCGGCAGTGTGCGCCCTGTTATTACTTATGCCTTCTTCTTAATGTTTGTAGCTGTAGAAGTTGTAGTTATTGTTAAAGTTTTAGAGAGCGGCGGTGATTGGAAAGATGCTGTAGAGCTTATGTGGTCTCCTGAAACTCAAGGGCTATTTGCTGCTATAATGTCTTTTTGGTTTGGTAATCGTGCAGTCAGCAAATACATGAAAGTAAAATAATGAATAAAGATCAATTAAGAGAAGAACTCGCAGAAGACGAGGGCTGTAAGTATTTGATTTATTTAGATCATTTAGGTTTACCCACGTTTGGAATTGGACATTTAATAAAAGAGGGTGATCCTGAATACGGTCAGCCAGTTGGTACAGAGATATCGGAAGAGCGAGTTCGTCAAGCGTTCAGCCTAGACATAGCTGTAACAATAGAGGACTGCCATCGCCTGTGTAGCAATGTTGGAGTAGACTTTAACGAACTTGACCTCAAATACCCCGACGCGGCTTTGGTGCTGTGCAACATGACATTCAACCTTGGCTACCCACGTTTTAGCAAATTCCAACGCATGTGGGGCGCTGTCGCTGAAGCTATGGAAGACCCGAAGATGTGGCTACAAGTGGCTATAGAAGCGGAAGATTCCAGATGGTATACTCAAGTGCCAAATCGTGCTAAAAGATTAGTAGATAGAATGAAGGCGTTAGCAGATGGCTAAGAAGATTGAATCTACAAAAGTTAATAAGAAGCGGCACCGCCGCCCCGGAGTGCATAAGAAAAATGTTAACAAACGTAACAAAGTTAAAACGTATTTTGGTTAGATACGCTGGTTGGGCGCTGCTATATATGGGTAAACCCTTTACTGCTACCGGTAATTGGTTTTGGAAAATGCACAGAAAGGTGTTAAGTATTAACAAATGATTAGTAAAACACATTGTAAACGCTGCCCTCGTTGTGGAAATAAACTCCGTACCATAAACGTGCACGGGCATGATGAGTGCATAGAATGTCATCAGGTTATTGATGATTGTTGTCAGGGAGAAGTTTGCCAACCTACATTCAGCGCCCAAGAGGGGAATAATGAGAACAACATATGAGCCAAAAACACTAGATTCTGGGGTAGTTGAGCCTGCGCATACGGTAGAGGTTGTATGCCAAAATTGCGGGTTTGATCTAGATGAATCCGAATTATCTGCGGATACTTGTTCTGATTGCGGAGAAGTATTGAACCTAAAACAAAGTGTATCTATTCAAGCAACAACATTACCTCCGTTATTTGGAGAAAGTATGTAGCGAGTAAAATCATGCCACTTCAGAAGATATTATTTAAACCCGGCGTAAATCGTGAACAAACTAGATACTCTACCGAAGGTGGTTGGTATGAGAGTGATAAAGTACGATTTCGTCAAGGTTTGCCGGAAAAAATCGGTGGGTGGCAACGTATTTCTGCAGCTACGTTTCAGGGGGTCTGCAGGTCTCTATGGAACTGGGTTACTTTAGGTAGTGTGAATTTGTTAGGGATGGGTACTAACCTAAAATTCTACCTAGAAGAAGGCGCAGCATATAATGACATTACGCCGTTACGGGCTACTGTAGCTCTGACTGACCCGTTTGCGACTGTATCTGGGTCTCCTATAGTCACTGTTACAGACGCTGCAGGCGGGTATCTAGACGGAGACTTTGTTACTTTTTCCGGTGCTACTGCTGTAGGTGGCCTTACCATAGACGGTGAGTATCAGATTACCTACACCACCGGAATTACATACACTATAACCGCAGCTTCAAACGCTACGTCTACTGCGACTGGTGGGGGGTCTGTGTCTGCAGCTTACCAGATAAACGTGGGCGCGGCGTATGCTATCCCTATGACAGGTTGGGGTGCAGGTACTTGGGGTGGTGGAGTGTGGGGCACAGGGCTTGTTTCCGCCGAATCTATTCGCCTATGGAGCCAGCAAAACTTTGGGGAAGACCTTATATTTGGGCCGCGAAATGGTCCTATATACTACTGGGATGCGACCGGTGGAGTCTCTACACGAGGAGTTCTTTTATCTAGTCTTGGCGGCGCATCTGATGTTCCTATACAACAAAGTTTGATACTTGTATCTGACATTAACAGATTTGTATTTTGTTTTGGCACTAACGACATTGGTACTGCCACGGTTGATCCGATGCTCGTGCGCTGGTCTGACCAAGAAAACGCAGTAAATTGGACTCCTGCAGCTACTAATCAGGCGGGTAGTTTACGGCTATCTAGAGGCACCGAGATTGTAGCGGCATCACAAGCTAGACAAGAAGTGCTGGTTTGGACTAATTCTTCTCTGTACTCGTTGCAGTATGTAGGTGCCCCCGCTGTCTGGTCAGCGCAATTAGTTGGAGAAAACATATCTGTAGCTTCACAGAACTGCGTAGCTTACGCGAATGGTGTTGCTTACTGGATGGGCAAAGATAAATTTTATAAATACGATGGGCGCACGCAGCCTTTACGTTGTGACTTGCGGCGGTTTATATTTACTGATTTTAACACAGAACAATATGACCAAGTATTTGCGGGCACAAATGAATCGTTCCATGAAATTTGGTGGTTCTATTGCTCGTCCAACGTTACCGATATCGACCGGTATGTAGTCTATAACTACGTGGAAGATGCTTGGTATTATGGCACTATGGCGCGCACCGCTTGGCTAGATTCTGGGCTACGTGATAATCCGTTAGCTGCTACATACAGCTATAACCTTGTAAACCATGAGCAAGGTAACGACGATAACGAAACCGCTACAACACAACCTATTAATGCGTACATATCATCTTCGCAGTTTGATCTGGATGACGGGCATAAATTTATGTTTATTTGGCGTGCTCTTCCCGACATGGACTTTACAGGGTCTGATACTGGCTCTCCATCAGCAACCATGTCGTTTTTACCGTTAGCAAACTCTGGTTCGGGGTACAATAGTCCTACGTCGCAAGGTGGGGTGAACAACGGCGCTATTACTAGGAGTTCTACAGTGCCGGTTGAAGAGTATACAGAACAACTTAATATTAGAGTGCGAGGGCGCCAACTTGCGGTAAAGATTGAATCTACTGGCACAGGAGTAGCTTGGCAGTTAGGAACTCCACGATTAGATATGCGTCCCGATGGTAGGCGCTAATGACCAATCTAATCAATAAAGTACAACCGCCAGCACTGCCTCTAGCACCGGACGAGTATGAACGCTCCTTTACAGATCAAGGTAATAACGTACTACGATTATTTTTTAACCGGCTAATAGGCACAATCGACACTCTTTTGGGTACTGATAGCGGTGGTAGATTTTTGTATATGCCACGGGGGTCTTTTTATAGCACTGTTGACCAAACGGCGGCAATGGCAAGTACGGGGTACGCGGTTACGTTTAATTCTACGCATCACACGGATAGCGTAACTCTATCAAACAACAGCAGGATAAATGTTACCTACGCAGGTACATATCAGTTTTCTATAACGCTTCAGATAGAGCATAATAATTCTAGTGAGGCTACGGTAACTGTTTGGGAGAAGC